TTATAAAGAAGCTATCGAATCGTATGCGATCGAACAGATCGGTCAAAGACGCAGAGACGAATATGAAGATGGTGAGGTTCGTGCTCAATTAAACGTTAAACCACCATCAAGTTATAAATAGGAGATATGAAATATGGCAAATATAATACCAAATAGTTTTAGAGGTGCTTTATTTGAAGCTAATCATAACTTTAAAGCTTCTGGTGGAAACACTTTTAAAATATCTTTATACACTTCTAATCCATATTCAACATCATCAACAGTTGCTTTATTAGGAACTGGTAACAATGAAGTAGATACAACAGGTGGTACTAACTATTCTGTAAAAACATTAACAAGACTTGGAGTTGCATCGAGCACAGCAGTTGCTTCAGTTGACTTTGATAATGTTACTTACAGTAGTGCATCTTTTACTGCAGCTTTTGCAGCAATCTACAACACAGATACAGTTGATGGGACAGCGAACAGATTAGTAGTAGTTTTAGATTTTGGTGGTAACAAGACAGCAACGAATGGTACTTTTACTATTACGTTTCCTGATCCTGCTACACCTGCTAATGCAATTATTAGTATGAGTTAAGGAAAAATTTTATGGCTTTAGTAATAAATGATAGGGTAAAAGTTACAAGCACAACTACTGGCACAGGCGCATTCGCACTTGGATCAGCAGTAACTGGTTTTGAAACTTTTGCACAAGGTATAGGAAACAATAATACGACTTACTATTGTATCTTTAATCAAGGTACTAGTGAGTTTGAAGTTGGACTTGGAACATTAGATGGCACAAGTGCAAACTTAACAAGAGGATCCGGGGCTACAATTTTTAGTAGTTCCAACTCAGATTCAGTTGTTGATTTTAGTGCAGGCACTAAAGATGTATTCTGTACTTTACCAGCAAGTAAATCGGTTTTCTTGGACGCAACAGGAACACCAGTAGGAGCAGCGTCAGCTGGTTTTGCATTAGCAATGGCGGTTGCATTATAAATAGGAAAAAAATATGGCACAAGATTTTAGAAACAATTTACAAAGAAACGTTGGTACATCACCAGTCACTTTAATTACTGCTGGAGACTTTGATGCTGTTATAGGTATTAGAATCTGTAATACTAGCGCTTCAACTGTTTTGGCTAGTTGTCAGATTGTAAATGGCGGAAACGATCACTTTATTGCAAAAGAAGTTAGTGTTCCACCAAATTCTGCAATCGAACTAATCCAAGGCGGTGCAAAAATTGTTTTAGCAAACGGTGATGTACTTAAAGCTCAAAGCAACACTGCTTCGTCTTTAGATATTGTTACATCATTTATTGATACAATTAGTTCGTAGGAGGAATTATGACGGCAATAGTAAATGGAATCCAATACATCGGAGGCGGAACGGCTCCAAATGAATTTATAAATAATCAAGCAGGTACAATTGATGGCACACAAACTGTCGAGAACGGTGTTCTTGCAGGACCTATCACTATACCTGGTACAGTAACAGTAACAGGAACTTTAGTAATAGTATAATGTCAAAAATAGAAGTAGATGCAATAGATAAACAAAGTGGTTCAACCTTAACTTTAGGTGGATCAGGCACAGCAGTTACACTTGCGTGCGGCGCTACTCAAACAGGTTTTGGTAGAACAGGAACCGTAAACTGGCAGACAGGTTCAATTAAGACAACCACATTTACAGCAGCAAATGGAGAGGGATATTTTGTAGATACATCTTCAGGCGCTGTTACAATGAATTTACCAGCAGGAACTGCAGGTAATATTGTATCGGCTGTAGATTATACAAATACTTTTCAAAATAATAATTTTACAATAGCACCAAATGGATCACAAAAAATTGGTGGAATTGCTAATAGCATAGCTTTATCAACAGAGGGACAATCAGTAACTTTTGTTTATGTTGATGACACTGAAGGATGGAAAAACGTTCAAGATTCAACTTCTAATGTGACAGGGTCTGTTCCTTTTTTAACTGCAACAGGTGGAACAGAATCAACCGTTTGCACTAATTTTAAGGTTCACACTTTTACAGGACCTGGAACATTTACAGTTACACAAGCCTCTACAACTCCAGCTAATAATGAAGTTTCTTATTTAGTTGTGGCAGGTGGTGGTGCCGGAGGCACACCAACTGGTTCAGGTGGTTCTGGTGGTGGAGGAGCTGGAGGATTTAGAGAATTAAAATCTCCGCTAACACCTTATACCGCAAGTCCTTTAGAGGGTTATTCAGTGGTAGCTAATAGAGTAAGTGTAACTGCAGCAGCTTTTCCAATTACAGTTGGTGCTGGTGGTGCAGGCGTGCCTTCTGGCCCTAGTTGTGGCGGAACAGGTGCTGGAAATAACGGAAGTAGTTCAATTTTTTCTACAGTGACTTCTGCAGGTGGTGGTGGCGGAGGTGGTGCAGATAGTGTAGGAGATGGAGAAGGTGGTAACGACGGAGGATCAGGTGGTGGAGCAAGATATGGACCCACTGTTCCACAGGGTGGTGGAGGTTCAGGAAATACACCTCCTACTAGTCCCCCTCAAGGTCAAGATGGTGGAGATACTCCTAGTTCTACAAGATCTGCTAGCGGTGGTGGCGGAGCCGGTGGAACAGGTGCAAATGGAGCTCCAGGATCAGGTTATCCTACAGGATCCCAACCGGGTGGAGATGGTGGAGCTGGTGTAACAACAAGTATTACAGGAAGTCCAACAGCTTACGCTGGTGGTGGAGGTGGTGGTAAATACGCTGGCACAAATGGTGCTGGTGGAACAGGTGGTGGTGGAGCTGCAGGAAATCCTGGATGTGCTGGAACCGCTAACACTGGTGGTGGTGGAGGTGGAGGCTCTGCTCCCGCAACAAACGCAAGTTCTGCTGGAGGATCAGGTATAGTAGTAATAAGATACAAGTTTCAATAGGTAAATTATGACAAGTACAATTAAAGTAAACAACATACAAAACCAATGCGGTGCAAACATCATTAACGAGAATAGTAATACTATTACTATTGGCGCTAGTGGTGATACGATTGCTTTAGCATCAGGTGCATCACAGACAGGTTTTGGTAGAGAAGGTTCTGTTAATTGGCAGACAGGAAGTCTTAAAACTACTACTTTTACAGCAGTAAGTGGTGAAGGTTATTTTATTAATCAAGGAAGTGCTATTACAGCAAACTTACCCGCAGGATCAGCTGGAGCTATTGTGTCTTTTTCTGATTATGCACGAAATTTTGCAACATATAATTTTACAATAAGTCCTAATGGATCAGACAAAATTGGTGGGACAGCTGCTGATTTAATTTTAAACGTGAATGGTCAAGCATTAACTCTAGTATATGTGGATTCTACTAAAGGTTGGATTAACGTTCAGAATGCTGAAGATACAGAAGTAGCAGCAACTTTTATAACAGCCACAGGTGGAACAGAAACAACATCAGGTAATTGTAAAATTCATACGTTTACAGGACCAGGAACTTTTACAGTAAATTCCATTTCAGCAACACCAGCTAATAACGAACTTTCATATTTAATAGTAGCAGGTGGAGGTGGTGGATCTTATGAAGGAGCTGGTGGAGCAGGAGGTTATAGAGAAGTTAAAACACCTGTTACTCCATATACAGCCAGTCCTACTTGTGGTTATGGTACACCAGGAAATAGAGTTTCAGTAACGGCACAAGGATACCCAATAGTAGTTGGTGGTGGTGGAGCGGGTATTACACAAAATGCTCCTACAATAAATCCAGGATCAGTTTCATCAGGTTTTGGTATACCATCAGCAGGTGGTGGTGGTGGTGGTAATTCAGGAACAGGTGGTGGTGCAAATGGTGGATCAGGTGGTGGAGGAAGATCTTCATCCCCTACTGCTGGGGGTTCGGGTAATACACCATCAGTTACTCCAGCACAAGGAAATAATGGAGGAAGCTATATACCAGCAGGTAATCCAGCTGCATCAAGAAACGTAGGCGGTGGTGGCGGTGGAGCAACTGCAAGAGGTGGTGGTTTAGCGTGTACAGATAGTGGTTTTGGAGGAGCAGGCGCTGGAACAGAAATTAATACAGCTGTAGGAGTTCCTGGACCAAGTGGACCTTTAAGATATTTTGCTGGAGGCGGCGGTGGTGGAGTTGATACACCAGCACCAGCACAAGCTGGAGGAGCAGGTGGTGGAGGAGCCGGACAAGGAGGTGGTGGATGTAATGGAACAACTAACACTGGTGGTGGAGGTGGAGGTTCTTGGAATAATACTGGAGGTGCTGGTGGTTCTGGTATAGTAGTAATAAGGTACAAATTTCAATAGGTAAATTATGAGTGAAGTAAAAGTAAATAAAATTAGCCCACGATCCGGCACAACAGTAACACTAGGTGATAGTGGTGATACGTTCACAATTCCTAGTGGTGCAACAATTAATAACCAAGGAACGGCGACAA